CTGAATCAGCATCTTGGGCACCCACACAGAATTTTAATACGTCTTCCCTAGTACAATCCTCGACATTTAATTCCTTTACAAGTAGTTATTCCACAGGATCATTTACAGGAAGCTTTGAAGGATCCTTAGAAGGGTCGGCATCTTATGCTTTGACAGCTTCTAACCTAACAGGACCTGCTGCATCTAGAATATACAATAACACAACTGTGGTTGAAACAGGAACAGGTTCGATAACTTTTAAGGTTCAGGGAACACTAGTACAAACAGTTACAACAACAGGGGTTGAAATAGATGGACAGGTAGGGGTTGGAGGAAGTCCAGATCCAAGTGCACAGGTTAGTATTAGTTCTACAACAAAGGGAGTACTAATTCCAAGACAAACTACAACACAGAGAGATGCAATACCTTCACCCGCTTCACAGTTACTAATTACCAATACAACTAAAAAGACCCTGGACATGTACACTGGTACTTCCTGGCAAAGTATAGCAGGGGATTTTGGAAGAGATTTACTAGCTTTGCAGTTACTTGGAAGTCCTATTAAAAGTGTACCTGTAGGATCCACATTACTCCCAAGTACAGGGGCAGGACTAACAGCCAACAGATCATTTTTTTCACTGGTATATGTAGATAAGGGAATAACTACAACCGGAAGTACTTTTTACCAATCTACACGAGGAGATTTTACGGCAACTAACTTTAACGGGTTAGCACTTTATTCCTACTCTGGAGGAACAATCACCCAAATTGCTATATCAGCAAACGATGGAAATATTTGGAAAAATACATCCGGGACCTGGGTTCAGGTTGCTTGGACTTCACCAGTTTCTTTGGAACCTGGGATATATTTCATAGGGGCACTATATAGTTCTTCAGCCCAGACCACAGCTCCAGCTGTGGGGATACTATCCCCAGCAGGTACAGGTAACCACTGTGCTCCACTAACTACCAACAGTGCAAGGGTTTACGGAGGGGTTATAGCCGGGGTTACTTCGTTACCTTTAACACAAACACTTAGTACTTGGAACTCAATTATATTCTATTTAGGCCTTTATTTATATTAACATGATGATAACTTTAGAACTTCAGGATTTAGTAATAGGTAAAACAACCGTAAAGAGAAAGGCTACCTTACTTAGTTTAGTATATAATACGAAACTGAGACAGGTAGTGTTAAATTGGGAAGTTAGTCACTACGTAAACGAGGAAGATGGAAGTTACGGGGAGTGTTTATCTTACCTAATACCGAACTACCTTAAGGAAAGTGTGGCAAACGACGCTGTATATGTCAACTCTGGTTCAGGGGAAATCTTAAATAATTTTGACCCGACTCTTAACCCGGATCAGGAGTATTGTACACAGTTTGAATGGTTTTACAATATGGGAGAAAATATTCCTGTAAAAGTACATGATGTAATTAGGTATTACGGAATGGGAATAGAAAACTGGAATAAAGTATAACATAAGAAAATACATAAATGGAATGAAAAGTAAATTAAAAATGATATTTTGGGTAGTACTATTAGGAATTACCCAAGCGGTTGCCCAGATACAGTCTGTTAACTATATAGAGAATACAGGGGTAATTAACAACCCGGAAAGAGGTTTTTTCCACTCACTATCCACACTAAGTAGTTCAAACCCAACCAAGTATATTGCTTTAACCCAATCTTCTTTAGATTCATACAGGGCCACTGAAAATATTACTACTATTCAGAGGTTATTTTACCTAAATGATTTTTTGAATAGTTCTATTTCAAGTACCTACCTGATGAATATTCAATCTGATTTTACCAAATTAAGAAGCAGTGGGTGTAAAGCTATCATAAGGTTCTCCTACTCCAAAGTGGAGGGAACTACCCAGCAACAGCCTACAAAAGCTATGATTTTGACTCACATAAGTCAATTAGCACCTATATTAAATTCAAATAAGGATGTTATTTCGACAATACAGGGAGGATTTATAGGAACATGGGGAGAGTGGTACCACACCAACAGTAGTGAATTTGGACATAGAGGAACCATAAATACTACACAGTGGAACAATAGAAATAGTGTTCTCACAGCTATGGAGAACTCTTTTAGTTCTGATATACCTCTACAGGTAAGGTATGTTGACATACTGGTAAAGTTAAGACCTTTAGGTACAACAAGAATAGGGTTGTACAATGATGCGTTTCTCAACAGTTGGGGGAACCAGGGGACATTTAACGTTAATTGTCTTACTTGTACAAACCCAACACAAGAAACTTACCTACAAAACCTAACAGTAAATCTTCCAATGACTGGAGAAACTGACGGAGTTTATCAACCTAAAACGGATTGCCTAAATGCATTATTAGAAATGGACAGATACAATTGGTCCCTGATTAATAAAGACTATCACCAAACAGTTATACAGACTTGGCAGTCAAGCGGTTGTTTTTTAGAAATGCAAAAAAAACTGGGATATAGGGTAGTTCTTAAAACAGGGGTACTAAATGGAAAACTTCTACAGGTCAGAATGGTAAACACAGGTTTTTCAAATTTTTACAAAAAGAGGAAAATGTTTGTTGTACTAAAAGGGTCAACCGGACAGTTAACAAGTTTTGAAGTTTTACCTGATATTAGAATTTGGAGAAAAAATCAAGATTACCAACTAAACTTTAATATCCCAGATAGTGTTCCCCCTGGACAGTATACACTTTACTTGTATTTACCCGACCCAAGTAGTTCAGATACTAGAATGGCAATCCAGTTTAGTAATATAGGTACATGGGAGAGTAACACAGGGATGAATAACCTACTGCTAAACTACAATAAACCGGTAACAAACACTCAGAGAAGTTTTAGTAAAAGTACCCGGATATTTAATATATTTGGGGAAGAACTAAAGAGTTCCACAGAAACACTCCCTTCAGGTATTTACATAATAAAAAAAGAAACAACAGAGGGGGAAATACAAACAAATAAAATACTTAAAAAATGAAGATAGAAGTACTATTACCGGAAGGTATTAAAAATTTTCCAAAAAATTTTATCTTAGATATTAAAGGTATCTTTTCAAAAAACTTTATAAAAGAAAGGTGGCACCTACATGCAATCCTTTCCACAGTAATTAGTATTGGAACACTACTGTTATTAAGGACAGTAACAAACCTGGAAGATACACCGTTACTTTTTCAATCATTTGTAATTGGGGGTGGAATTTCTTTTGCAGCAAATTTTGCACGAGAGTTTTACTATGAGTTAAAATACGGGGCTTTCTTTGATTGGAGAGATATTAGAGTAGGAACTTACTTCGGTATTTTAAGTACCACGATACTTTTAACATTTTTGTAACGGTTTCAAAGTAAAATATCTATTTATAACCAATTAAGGTAATTAACAACAAAATAAACACAAATGGCAGAAACAATCATCTCTCCGGGAGTTATCCAAAGAGAAAATGATATATCTTTTATCCAACCAGCAGCAGTTGCTGCCGGAGCTGCAATTATTGGACCAACTGTAAAAGGACCTATAGAAATCCCAACAATGGTGTATTCTTATAACGAATACATTAGGAAGTTTGGAGATTCTTTCTCCTCAGCATCTACCAAGTATGAATACCTAACCTCACTTGCAGTAAAAAGTTACTTCTCACAAGGGGGTCAATCAGTTCTTGTTACGAGGGTAGCAAATACTGCTACGAATTATACAAGTGCAACAAACACCTGGATATCATCATCAGCTGTTACAGGAGCATTGACAGGAAGTCAACCTTTTACACTTGCAACATTAGGGAAGGGAGTTATTTACAATAATGCAACTTCTTCTAATCACCCCATTAACTTTAGTACAAGTTATGAAAATTCAGATGGATCACTTATTTCCGGATCAGCAGATAATATTAGGTGGGAAATTTCAAATGTTAACAACAGTTTAGGTACATTTACTGTAACTGTTAGACAGGGGGACGATAACAGAAATAACAAAACAGTCTTAGAAACATTTAACAATGTATCTTTAGATCCTAATTCAGATAATTACATATCACAGGTCATTGGGGATCAAGTTAAGAATGTTTCTACAGATGGAAGTTCTTATTACGTTAGTACAACCGGTTCATACCCTAACAGGTCTAATTTTATCAGAGTTTCAAGTGTAAACAATAAAACACTTAATTACCTAGGTACAGATGGAATTACAGTAGGAAAAGACAGAAATGGAGTAAGCTACTCAGGTTCATTACCTGTAGCTGCTTCCGGTTCATTCTACTCAGCAACAGGAGATATTACATCAGGTGCAAATTATTTTGAGAACATTAATTCAAGCAACACACAGGGACTGGCAGGAAGTGATTACAATAAGGTAATTAATTTACTTCTAAACAAAGATGACTACCAGTTTAACGTAATAACAGCACCAGGACTAACATATGCAAATAACCCTACACAGTTAGATGCATTAATCTCGTTAGCAGAATTAAGAGGAGATTGTATTTGTGTTGTCGATCTTGTAAATTATGGATCAACTGCTGCTTCAGCCACATCACAGGCAACAAGTCTAAATACCTCTTACGGAGCTGCTTATTGGCCTTGGGTCCAGTTAAGATCAGTCACAGGTAGGAACGAATGGTGTCCAGCATCAGTGGTCATACCAGGGACATATGCATTTACAGATGCTTCGTCAGCACCTTGGATGGCTCCTGCTGGATTTACAAGAGGAGGTTTGGTAGGAACTTTACAAGCTGAAAGAAAACTATCCAAATCAGATAGAGATTTACTTTATTCCGGAAAAGTTAACCCAGTATCAACATTTCCAGGAGTTGGGATGACAGTTTTAGGTCAGAAAACACTACAAACAAAAGCTTCAGCTTTAACAGGGGTAAATGTTAGAAGATTGTTGATTGAGCTTAAGAAGTTTATAGGCGACCAAGCTAAGAATTTGTTATTTGAACAAAATACAGCAACAACCAGAAACAAGTTCCTAGCAAAAGTAAATCCTTATTTAGAATCTGTTGTCCAAAGACAAGGACTCTATGCATTTAAGGTTAAAATGGATGACTCTAACAATACACCGGATGTTGTTGATAGAAATCAACTGGTAGGTCAAATTTATATTCAACCTACCAGAACAATTGAATTTGTATTGTTGGATTTTGTAATTGAACCAACTGGAGTAACTTTTGGGTAAAGAAGCTATTTAATTGTATAACACTAAAAGACTTTAACATAACATATGATTCTTGATCCAAACGAAATAATGTTTCGAGCATTTGAACCAATGGTTCAACACAGGTTCGTAATGTACATTGACAATATTCCATCTTTCATGGTAAAGAATGTAAAAGCACCGGGATTTTCGGATGCTGTTATAAAACTTGACCATATTAACACATACAGGAAGATCAGAGGGAAAAGAGAGTGGAAAGATATGACACTTACCCTTTATTCACCAATCAATCCTTCAGGGGCTCAAGCAGTAATGGAATGGGCAAGGTTAGCTTACGAGTCTGTTACAGGTAGAGCTGGATATTCCGATTTCTACAAAAAAGATTTAACCCTAAATGTGTTAGGTCCTGTAGGAGATGTGGTTGGTGAGTGGATCATTAAAGGAGCATTCATTTCAGATGCAGAGTTTGGACAATTTGATTGGACATCTGTAGACGGAATTGTTGAAATTCCAATTACAATCGCAATGGACTATGCTATTTTGAACTGGTAGCAGATCTAAACTTAAATCCAAAATTACACAATACCCAGCTTTACGGTTGGGTATTCCTTTGTTTGAAAATTGAGAAAAAACCTATATATTCTAAAAAAGTAATTACACGATTTATGAAAAAAAGTTTTGAATTGCCGGTTGAAACAGTTGAACTACCCTCACAGGGACTGTTATACCCGGAAACATCACCATTAGCTTCGGGAAAAATAGAGATGAAGTACATGACTGCTAAAGAGGAGGATATACTAACAAATGTCAACTACATAAAGCAAGGAACTGTTGTTGACCGGTTGCTAGAGTCACTAATCGTAACACCCATTCCTTACGGAGAGTTGTTAGTGGGGGATAAAAATGCAATTATGGTAGCAGCCAGAATCCTATCCTACGGACAGAATTATGATGTAGAGGTGGGAGGGAAGATACACACTGTGGATCTAACAGAAATCAAAAGTAAAGAGTTAGACCCAGCAAAGTATACACGGGGGAAAAATGAGTTTAATTTTACCCTTCCTCATACCGGACAAGAAGTTACCTTTAAACTACTCACACATGCTGATGAAAAGGAAATAGAGTTGGAAGTTAGAGGGCTACAAAAAATCCACAAGGACAACATTACAGAAGTCACGACCAGATTAAAAAAGATAATTACATCAATTAACGGAGTAAGAGAACCGGCAGAAATTAGAAGTTTTGTTGATAAATACCTACTTGCAAGAGATGCTAGAGCATTAAGGGAGGAGTACTCTAAGATTAGTCCAGATATGGACATGAACATTACAATCCAACATGAAAACGGTGAAGAGGAGGTCATCGATCTACCAATAGGGATTACCTTTTTTTGGCCTGACGCAAAATGATAGGGTGAACCTTTTTAGACAAATACATGAAATAGTTTATTACGGAGGAGGGTATACTTGGGACATAGTCTACAATTTCCCAATCTGGCTAAGAAACTACACATTTAACCTGTTGAAAGAACATCTAGAGGGTAAGGAACAAATAAACCAACAGGAAGAGAAACCGTTTTCCCAAAATCCTACAAAAAAACTAAACTATAGTACCAAAACCTCTAGGAAGTCTTAGAGGTTTTACTATTTATTGAATAAAGAATACACTAGTAATGGCAGATAACTTACAAGGATTTAATGAAGAGTTGGCTAGTAATGCAGTAAATGCAGCACAGAGGATCGGTGAGATTAAAGATGCTGTTAGATCTCTTAGAAAAGTCCTACAAGGGGATAACGTTAATACAGTTAGGGAGTATAGAGACCTTATTAATGCAGCTGATAAGTTTAAAAACCTACAATCAAAAGTCACCAGAAGTGGAAAGGACTTTAATTTACTGATAAAAGATCAGATTAAAATCCAGGACTCAATCAGTAGACTCTCCACAAAAATCCAAATTGCCAATGAAAGGGTACTGGTATCTTCAGGTAAACAGAGGAAAAATCTTGAAAAACAGGTAGATGCTCTTGTTGCTATGAGGGATGAAGCTAGAGATCTTGATAAGTATTACCAAAACCTAATTCACTCAACAAAACAACTAAATACCCAGTCAAACTACTTTACAGAGTTAAGTAAGTTGGTAAACAAAATACCCATTCT